CCTGCTTTTTTTTGACTTTGCTGTTTAAATAGTGTATAATATAGAATGGATATGCATATTGAACTTAGTAAAAATCTCACTTTGCAATTTCGGCTTTTAGACTCACCGCTGGCAGAGCTATGGCTGGAAAGAATGAGTCAACGAGATCAGTACCCGCTTGATCATCCAGCTAGATTTTACGGGTTTGACTCAATGGATACCGAAGCAGTTCGTGCTACAAAAATGATAGTCGATTGTATAGACACAATCAACTCACATCAACACATTATTACAAAACCATTTACAACAATACATGACCAAGACTGTTTAAATTATTTGCATCACATATTCGAAATATATCATGGGATGTTAGATAAGCAGGATAATGATTACTGGATTAATGCTCCGGACGCTGTCAAAAAAGCACTCGCAGAATTAAATTTGGCAGTTCATAGATGCGAATCAGTATATCAAGGAGCAAAGCCTAGATTTGTTTGTACTTGGTTTGGATTACCAAAAACTAAAAGACTACCGGCTGGCATCATAGAAAAATATGGAACATTATCATTGACATTTGGAACCGTGTATATAAATTATGTTGAAATTGGAAAGACATTAGCAGATCTGGCACACGACAATGATAATTATATCGACGACGATGCATTTAAACCATTTGATTTTTATAGTGCAGACTTTGTTGTGAGATTTAATACAGTATCCGCCCAACAAACAACTATCAAATTAATAGAAATGGAAAAATACTTTAACAAACATAAAGACTTTTTTCAAAGTAGAGGCTATAATACATTCGATCATGAAAAACTCCTGCCATATCATTTACCAGTAGCCCAATTAGTTGAAACAATGCCGCAAGAACAATTACTCAAACAAATACAACAACAACAATATATTAACAAAGTATATTTTAAATGAAAACAGCCACAATCATAATCCGAGACGAAGTCAATATCAAAATTGAAGGGCTTGAATTAGATGCACGCCGTGCATTGGTCAATGCTTTCAAATATGATGTGCCTGGTGCTCGATACTTGCCCGCAGTGCGACTAGGCAGATGGGACGGCAAAGTCAGTTACTTCCAATTGGGCGGCAGTACCTATGTGAACTTGCTGCCAGAGATTGTGCCCATCCTTGAAAAGTTCAACTACGACATTGAGCTAGACGATCAGCGCACATACTCAACCACATTTGACTTTGACCACATCAAAGAAGACTCATTTGCTCACAAGGTATGGCCCAAGACACATCCCATGGCCGGGCAACCTGTGGTGTTGCGTGACTACCAAGTGGAGATTATCAATGCGTTTCTTGGCAACCCACAATGCATACAAGAAGTGGCCACGGGTGCTGGCAAGACACTAATGACAGCGGCACTGAGTTTGAGCATTGAACCGTATGGTCGCAGTATTGTTATTGTGCCCAACAAGAGTTTGGTCACACAGACTGAAGCAGACTACATCAACTTGGGACTGGATGTGGGTGTGTACTTTGGTGACCGAAAAGAGATTGGTCGTACACATACAATTTGCACGTGGCAAAGTTTAAATGTGCTGATGAAAAACACAAAGAGTGGTGTAGCAGATGTCACTATTCAAGACTTCATCGAAGATGTTGTGTGTGTAATGGTAGATGAAGTACACATGGCCAAAGCTGATGCGCTCAAAACACTGTTGACCGGCATCATGTCTAGAGTGCCGATTCGGTGGGGGTTGACCGGAACTGTGCCCAAAGAGCCATTTGAGTTTCAAGCATTGAAGTGTAGTTTAGGACCTGTTATCAATCAGCTCAGTGCCAGCGAATTGCAAGATCGCGGAGTGTTGGCACAATGCCACGTGAACATTGTGCAGTTGGTGGACCATGCTGAATTTTCAAATTACCAAAGCGAATTGAAGTTTTTATTAGAAGAGCCAGATAGATTATCGGCTATTGCCAACTTGGTAAAGCATGTCAATGACACAGGCAATACATTGGTATTGGTAGACCGTGTGGCAGCAGGCCACGCCTTGATCGAGCGCCTGGGCGATCAAGCTGTATTTGTATCAGGTGCAACCAAAGCAGGAGCAAGACAAGATGAATATGATGAAATTGCAACAAGCACTGGGAAGATTATTGTGGCGACTTATGGTGTGGCCGCTGTGGGTATTAATATCCCTAGGATTTTTAATCTGGTTCTTCTTGAGCCCGGAAAGAGCTTTGTCCGTGTTATACAATCAATTGGGCGAGGTATTAGGAAAGCGGAAGACAAAGACCACGTCCAAATCTGGGATGTGACCAGCACCTGTAAGTTTGCCAAACGACACTTGACCAAACGAAAAGTATTTTACAGAGATGCCAACTATCCCTTCTCACAAGAAAAACTAGAATGGAAATAATGGTTGTAATTTTTAACAAACCTGCTATAATAACAACATGCGTATATTAACTTTAGATAAAAACGAACCATTTGATCTTGACCATCTTCCTGAAGAAGTAGATGATATGAGATTTGCTATTTTTGACAATAGCGATCCCAAAGATCCTGACTATCATTATATTCCTTTGATCTTTCTTGAAAGTTTTAATGCGCCTGCACTGGTATTAAAAATCGGCAACAACAAAATTCGTATGCCCATGGACTGGCAAATTCTTATTGGCGAACCGGAAATAGGTGATCTTGAAGTGTTGCCACTGACCAGTATCAACGATCGCGGGTTCAAAGTATTTCAGTTCAACCCATTGAGCAGTTTCCGTCCCAGCTTTCCAGACATTGAAATCGTAGATGTTTATCACGAAGTGGCTTGGTATGCTCCCAAGTTAAAAAACGGGCAAATGCTGTGTGTTCCTATCACCGACGGACCAGAGCCCGATTGTGTGTACTTTGTCAAAGACATTAGCCGTAACTGTGAAATTGTAGACTACAGCAAGGCCTGGTAATGAGCGACAAGTTGAACATTGGCAACGAAATGCGACAGTTGGATCGCAAGAACAGAAACTTTTATCAAGAGCTGACTGACGAAGAACGCAAAAAGTTTTCGACATTTTTAATGATCAGATGGGGCAGTTCAGTAGAAGGTTCACCGGAACTGCAACAGTTCTATCTCATTGCCACCAATGAACGGCTCAACAAGCATTTCTTTACACTGAGCAAGCACCCAGAACTGCAATGGCTATGCGCCACCACTGTGAGTCCGGATATGGGCACTCCCAGGCATACTTGGATTGCTCCAAAGAAAAAAGAACCCGGTGCCAGCAGTATACGCAAGCAGTTGTCGGAACTGTATCCGCATATGAAAGATGATGATATTGCTGTGCTGGCATCAATGACAACCAAAAAAGAAATTGACGAACACTACAAGTTGATGGGTCAAGAAAAGAAAAAATGAAGTACACTTGTCAGTTTTGTAAAAAAGATTTTGTTAAAGAAACAAGCCTCACTGTGCACAGTTGCGAGCCACGTAGACGTAGACAGGAACGTTCTGAACGTGGAGTGGAACTGGGGTTTCAAGCATACATCAAATTTTATGAAATGACGCAGGGCAGTGCCAAGTTAAAAACCTATGATGATTTTTGTAGCAGTCCTTATTACAAGGCTTTTGTCAAGTTTGGACGTTACTGTGTGAGCATACGTGCTATCAATCCTGCAAGGTTCATGGAATGGGTACTGAAACAAAACAAAAAGATTGACAACTGGTGTAGCGACACAGTTTACACAGAGTACTTGGCGTTTTATTTGCGTGTGGAAAATGTCGACGATGCATTGGCCCGTGCAATGGAGTTTGGTATTGATTGGTCAGAAAAAACAGGTAATCCACCGCATGATTGTTTACGCTATGGTGGAACCAATGCAATGGTGTATGCTGTCACAGCAGGACGTATCAGCCCTTGGATAATATTCAACAGTGAGTCTGGACAACATTTTTTAAGTGAGTTAAATCAGGAACAGATCGCTATAGTGTATCCTTATATTGACGTAGATCATTGGCAAAAACGATTTCAGGACTATCCTGCTGATCAAGAGTATGCCAAGGATATTTTGAAACAGGCAGGTTGGTAATGAAAAAACTTTTAATTAATTCAGAAAACTCACTCATTGATCTTTATTTTAACAAATATAAAATTTGGAAAGATTATAATAAATTTTACAACAATGATAATTCTGAATCAATAATAGAAATTAGCCCCGACGGCATCCCTGTTTTTCATTATCAAGATATTGAAAATATTAATAATAGTGCGTCAGAAATGATTGCAATTGACTGTTTAACTGAGGGATTACATAGCAATGGTTATTTTTCTAAATACAATAAAGATAAGCATTATTTAATTTTTTCAAATGGAAGTTGGTCAAGTGATAATGTAGATGTTGGTATTAGCTATAGTAATATTCTACATTCGTTATTTTTATTTGAAATGGCGGATACTTATCTTAGCCCAAACAGATTTTGTTTTTATATGGATACAAAATATAATTTTGAATATCCTAAGCCTTGTATTTTTACCAGCCTAATAGGAAATATTAGACCAGAAAGAGACTACGTTCTAAATGGATTAAAAGAAAAACTCGAGTATAATAACTTTATTTTACGTTATTCGGGAGAAGATTTTGGTATCTCTTCAACTAAATATGATATAATAAATTTTAAAAAAGGAGAGTTTGATCCTTACACACCTTTACTTGACAAATATTATCATAGTGTTAGTCAAACTTTACCAATTGCAATGTATAACCAATCTTACGTTAATGTGGTAGTAGAATCAGATATAGACTATGTGGATAATTTTTTCTTAACAGAAAAAACAATTAAATCATTAATAGTTGGCATGCCATTTATTGTTGTAAGTACACCAAATTTTCTTAAAAATTTACAACAATTAGGATTTACTACGTATAATCAACTATGGGATGAAAGTTATGATTCTATTATAGATTATAAAAGTAGAGTAGATGCTGTTATTGATCTTTGCAATAATCTTGGAAAGTTTGATTGGGAATCTTCTAAATCATTACTAATGGAAATTCAGTTAAAAAATCAAAATAACTTTTTAAATTTAAATCATGTTGCCGACCGAGAATTTAAAAACTTTGAAAATATAATTAAACAATTATGAGCGCAGATATTGACATTGACTTTGCTGATCGTAATCAATTGCTGGAGTTGATTCAGCATACACCAGCACGCCAACTGCATCAAGGACAAGTGCGTCGTCACAATTCCGGTGTGTATGTCACCAACATTCCGCAAGATCCAGTCAACCAATGTGCTGCCATTGACTACAAAGCCGCAGAAGAACTGGGATACTTTAAAATTGACCTGTTGAACATGAGCGTGTATCAGTTGATCGCCAGCCCCGAACACTATGCCACAGCACTGGCACAAGAACCTGATTGGGCCAAACTATGGACTGATACAGAGTGGGCTCAACAGTTGGTACACGTTGGCAATTATACAGAATTGTTAAAAGAGATGCGGCCAGATAGTATTCCGCGAATGGCAGCATTTATCAGTATCATTCGACCAGGCAAGGCGCATTTACAACAACAGCCGTGGGATACGGTGTTTGAAACTGTATGGGACGGTGACGAATCTCAAGGCTACACATTCAAAAAGTCACACAGCCTAAGTTATGCAATGCTGGTAGCACTGCACATGAACTTGCTTACTCCATCCTGCGAACAAGTGTAATGGACTTTCGTTTGCTTTTCTTAAGAATAATATCAGCTAGGCTACACACAGGGCCGTGTAGTATTTCAAGATCTTTGTTGATGAATGTACGCAGGCAAGGTTTGAATATTTCCCAGTCTTTTTTCAGGAAAATGTTGATAGGAATACTGCGATTGCTTTCCCACCACCATACGTTGGCCAACTCTAAAAATCGCTGTTTCATTGCTGGATCGTGTATGCTGCCAAAGTCGTATATGGTTGTAACAAGATTATCTTGATTCTGAACTATGCCCACATATTCCGTTGATGCATACACACACAACGTGATAAAAGGATATTGTTCGCTTAGTTTACTAAAGATATCATTGCCCATCTGGATATTTATACCTTACAGATTTGGGCAGTATTAAAAGGACAGTTGCTCGTTGCTAGTATCGCTAAATACATCATATGTATTCAACCACTGCCTACCTTTACCAGCAAGTAATTAGAGTTTTAACTCCTGACACCAGTGGTGCTTATTTCAATCTGAGGTACGATCCTGTGTATGCTAAAAAACTAACAATCAACAAAGGTGTTGACAACGTGGTGTTGTTTGAGTTTATCAATCAAGACGAAAAACCTGTGAATATAACAGGCAGCACACTGACATTTAGAATGGTCAGTCAAAATGGCGACGCATTGCTGGTACAAAAACAAATGGAAATCATCAATGCTGTGTACGGCCGTGCCAAAGTCACACTAACACCTGCTGAACTTGATGCAGTTGAAGCACAACCAGCGGGCTACAGCATTATGCGAGCCAGCGGCAATTTGATAGAAGCAGTGTTTACTGATGCACAAGCAGGCGCCAGAGCTCCAGCTGATATTGTGGACAGCATTTATCCTGAATTTGTGCCCAGCAACGAACTCACAATTCCCACTGTGAACTTGTCGGCACAGACCAGTTACGGCGGCAGCAGTGGATCACAATATCCAGATTGGGCATTGCAAGCAGGACAACCAATTGGATCAACTACTCCTTACCAGTCAACCGAATACTACAGCAGTCAAATTGAGCCACGCGGTCCTGTTACCACCATACAGATGGATTTGATTGGCTATACAGGCACAATCAAAGCACAAGCAGCCGAAACGTATCAAAGTATTTGGTACAATGTAACACCATCTACACAGTACTTGAACACAACCGAAACTATCTAC